CTGTCATTGTTGATGTTTCTGCTCAGACGACTAACATCTCAACTCGCAGAGGGCGTAACCTTTTGCAGGATAATTACGAGTCCGGACAAGCAACCATCAGAGTTGTAGACCCAAACGGTGACTTCAACCCACAGAACACCTCTAGCCCCTATTACGGGCTATTACAGCCACTTAGGAAGATTCAGGCATCTGCTATCTATGGCGGAGTTACTTATGGCTTATTTGGCGGTTATATCACCGAATATCGCTACACCTACCCAACAGGTCAGGAAACAGGCTATGTGACCTTTGTCTGCTATGACGCGTTTCGCCTGATGTATAACTCCAATGTCACAACCGTTACAGGTGGCACAGCAGGTCAGACAACTGCACAGCGCGTTCAATCTATCTTAACCATGATTGCCTGGCCGCCTGCCTTTACGAGCATTGGCACAGGTGCTACAACATGCGTGGCAGACCCTGGCACAACTCGCACAGTTCTAGAAGCAATTCAGACTGCTGAGTTCACAGAACAGGGCGCGTTCTATATCGATGAGAATGGCGTTGCAACTTTCAAAGGTCGTCAGTTCGTCTACGATGCTCAAGCTGCTAGCCCAACAGTATTTAATCAAACTGGCACAGGCATTAACTATGCAGGAATTACCTTTGCACTCGATGACAAGACAATCGTGAACAAGGCAACTGTGACCCGAATTGGTGGCACAGCACAGACTTATTCAGATGCCACATCGATTGCTCAATACTTCACACGATCTATTACAGCTACAGATATGCTGATGCAATCAGACGCGAACGCGCTTGCACTAGCAACTGCCTATGTCGATTCTCGCAAGGAAACATCCATCCGAATTGAAACAATTACCCTAGATTTAATGACTCCATCATATTCAGCAGGCATCACAGCAGCTCTTAGCCTTGACTTCTTTAACACAGTAGACATCACCAATGAGCAACCTGGTGGTTCTACTATCCAGAAGAAACTTCAAGTGCAGGGAATTGCTCATAACATCACCCCTAACACATGGACTACTACTATCGCCACGCAGGAGGCTTTGCTCGATGTTATGTACTAGAATTGACCCTATGAAAGAGGTGTGCTAATGGCTGTCGGACTTCCACTTAAAACGACCTATGCGAATGGAGATGTCTATTCCGCATCGGATGTAAATGATACAAATGGCACTATCAATGCTTATCTTGCGCCTTCGCTGGGATATTCTGCTGGCAAGAACAAAATCTTGAATGGTGACTTTTATCTAAACCAAAGAAATTTTACAACAGGCAACACAGATGGAGTTTATGGTTTTGACAGATGGCGTATGAACCTCTCAGGCGGTACTGCAACTTATACCGCTGAAACTTTTACTGCGGGTGCGGCACCAGTTGCAGGATACGAAGGCAAGAATTATGCCAAAGTTACTGTAACGACTGGAAATGACTTTTTAGGTTTGTTACAAAGAGTAGAAAATGTAAGAAACTTTGCGGGTCAAACAATTACAGTTTCATTTTGGGCAAAAGGTGTAAATCCAACAACTAATAATGGTCTTTATGTATGGCTTATTCAATCTTTTGGCACAGGAGGAAGCCCATCTGCAAATGTAGTGACAGAATCCTCAAAGATTACTTTGTCGGCTTCTTGGGCAAGATATTCAGTTACAATAAATGTTCCAAGCATTTCAGGCAAAACTTTCGGAACAAGTAACGACAGTTATTTACAAGTATCTATTGGTCAAGCCAGCAACGCTTCAACAGATGCTTGGACTTTGGAAGTCTGGGGCGTTCAGGCTGAAGCAGGTTCCAATGCCACAGCCTTCCAAACTGCCACAGGTACTGTTCAAGGTGAATTGGCTGCTTGCCAAAGGTATTACATCCGTACTTTTCCAGAATTAACAAGTTCGATTTATGGTATGGGCTTAGCGTCAAGTACAACACAAACAGAAATAGTTGTTAATTTACCTACAACAATGAGAACATCACCAGCATCATTTGATAGCGCAAGCATCCAAGTATCAGATGGAGTTACTGGATATTCCTCTGGAACTTTTCTTTTAAGCACTACCCGCAAAAGTCCTAATGTCGGTTTAATAATCTACCAGCACGGCAGCGCAGCCCTTACACAATACAGACCTTATCGTTTAGAAAATGCCAGCACTACGGCTGGTTATCTAGGATTTAGTGCGGAGTTATAAAAATGAACAATGTATCTTTTGTTAAAATAATCGAGTCAGATGGCACAGAAGTAGAACACGCCATAATTGACAGAGGCAATGGGGAATTTACCTCAATGTCTAAAACTACTTATGATGAAATGATTGCTAAGCGTGAAGCCTCTACTCTGTAAAGCAGGGCAACAACTTCGTGAGCAGATTGATGATTCCTTTCCTGACCGCGATAGAAAGTCTGATGGTTGGATAGGCGATGCCGCACACTCCAATCGTAAGAGTGACCACAATCCCGATAAGGCTAACGGAATCGTCAGGGCTATTGATGTGGATAAGGACCTCGACTCACGCGCCAGCACAGGTGCTTATCTTGCCGACCAAATACGTCTGTGTGCCAAAGCAGGAGATAAGCGAATCTCATATGTTATCTATGCAGGAAAAATCGCTTCCTCTAAGAAATCTTGGAATTGGCGTGCTTACGATGGGATTAACCGCCACGATCATCACATCCATATTTCATTCACTAAAGAAGGCGACCAGAACGGTAGCTGGTTTGATATCCCGATGCTAGGAGCAGATAAATGAACGATCTAAAAACAGCAGCAGGCTCATGGGCTAGAGCATTTCTTGTAGCAGTTCTATCTTTAGCAGCAGCTGGTGTTACAGAGCCAAAGGCGTTAATCGCTGCTGGACTTTCATCATGCTTGCCACCAATTATTCGTTGGTTGAATCCTAACGACTCAAGCTACGGCATTAAAGCATAATGACTGCCCTTAACTGGGCGGCTCTAGCAGTTGCAATCATCTCAATCGTCACAGCCTTTGCAGGATCAATCCGCTGGCTAGTGAAGCATTACTTGAATGAACTAAAACCTAACGGTGGTTCATCAATGAATGACAGATTGAATCGACTTGAAGGGCGTGTCGAAACAATCATTTCTTTATTGGAGAGGTGACAATTTACACATGGCAAGAAAAGCAACTAAGAAGCTAGTGGATGAAGGCTATTCCAAACTAGATGCGTGGGCTATTGGAGTGCATGAAATGTATCGTGCATTACGCCGCGCAGGCTTCGATGTTGATTTGGCACTTGCCATTATTGTAGAAAAACAGGCTTATCCTGAATGGATACTTCCATCGCCTATTAACCCAAATATCCCAGAGCCAGACTGGTATGACGATGAGGATGAATGAAGCGAACCGTAGTAGTTCCGGACTTACAAGTTCCCTATCACGATGCAGTAGCTGTTAAAAATGTTGCAAGTTTTATTAAGGCGTTTCGCCCCGATTCTGTCGTTACTCTCGGAGATGAAATCGATCTCCCACAGATTTCCCGATGGACAGAGAACACACCAGGCTGGTACGAACAGACACTAGCGGCTGACCGCGATGAAACAGTCGAGGTTCTCTGGTCATTAGTCGAGCATTCCAAAGAAGCTCACATGATCAGAAGTAATCACACAGACAGACTTTATAATGTAACAATGAAGAAAATCCCAGCCTTCTTGGCATTGCCTGAGTTGCGTTTTGAGAAGTTTATGAAGCTTGATGAACTAGGCATCACCTATCACAAGAAGCCCTACGCCATTGCTAGGGGCATTGTGGCGGTTCATGGAGATGAGCAGAGCGTAAAGCCTACACCTGGTCTTACAGCCCTTGAAGCGGCTCGTAGACACGGCATTAGCGTTATCTGTGGACATACTCACAGAGCAGGTCAATCAGCCTTTACAGAGGCTTCTGGGGGCAAAATAGGGCGTATCCTGAGAGGCTGGGAAGGTGGGCATCTCATGGATGTCAGGCAGGCTCATTACACTAAAGGCACGATGAACTGGCAGCAGGCGTTTATTATCATCGAAGAGATCGGTACAAACGTGCAGGTCAGCATCATTAATCTTGAAAAGGACGGTACATTCGTTGTGTCAGGTAAGAGATACGGGCGCGCTCGGTAACGATGTCCTTCGGGATATTGATGACCAGATGGATGACTCAGAATTGTTACCATTTCGTTATCAAAATCTACTGAATAAATCCCACTAGCTGTGCAACACTCTTCCTGTTCCCGAAGTACGGGGCAAGAAAGGGCTAAATGATAATTAACTCATTAACGATTCTGATAGTGGCAGGTGTTGGATTAGCTGCTTACTTTTCATTCCGTTTAGGTCAAGAGGTTGGTTACGATCAAGGGTTGGTAGATGGTCGCAAAGCCGTCCGAAAGTATTACGAGCAGGTTGGTCGATGAAAGCAACTGAGGCACTTATCAATGCAATCGACATCATGCAAGATCGTGGCAAGGTCTACGGTCATCCGAAAATTAACCAAGGTCGCATCGCTGCGAGGTTATCCTGTCTACTTGATTACCCAATCACAGACGCACAAGCTGCTCTTGCAATGGTCGAGGTCAAACTCGCCAGAATCACAGAATCGCCAAGCCACACAGATTCTTACATTGATGCAATAGCCTATTTGGCAATAGCAGTACAACTACAAACAGAGGGCGATGAACTTTATGTTTAACCTAGAAGATTACGAAACAGTAGAAGTAAGACTGGAGAAGTTCATCAAGGACTATCCAGATTTCCGAGTAGAAACAGAGTTAGTGAGTTTCCAAAATGACAGATACATTGTTAAAGCATGGATTTATCGTACTTTCGCTGATAGCACGCCGTTCTCCAGCGGACTCGCTGAGGAGACGATTAGCAGTCGAGGCGTTAATGCAACTAGCGCATTGGAAAACTGCGAGACTAGCGCAATCGGCAGAGCGCTTGCGAATGCTGGTTATGCAAGCAAGGGTAAGCGACCAAGTAAAGAGGAAATGGTTAAGGTCGCAAGAACAAAGTTCGCAGACAAACCGAAAGAATATATCCCTGTCGTAAATGAAGCCGATCCCTGGACTATTAAAACAGTCGCAGCACCTA